GGACGATTTCAGATGAGCTCAGAGGAGCAACCAGAGAATTAACTTCAGGTTGGTCTGACTCACGAATGGCCTCGGGTTCTACTCCGATCTCACTTGCTAGTGCATGTTTGTACTCACCACGACCGAATAAACGACCGATGGTGTTTTGGGCGGCGTTTCCTAGGAATGAACCTATGGAAGCACCGATACGTGACCCCGTAGACGGTTTGGAAGCTGATTTCCTTTCCTCTCGGGGGCCGCCTCGTCTTTTACGACGACGACGGCGTTTTGGTGTTTGTCGAGACTTGCGTGCACTCATGCAAAATATTTACAATATTTTGCCCCTCCCGTGCTTCGATCACTCGAGTGTAGCTGTCTCTGAATTCTTCCTTCCTTGGATGGTTTCTCATCTCCATATCGAACTGTCTTACAAGTTCGGGCGTGATGTTCTTCTGTTCAATAAGTCGAAAGAGGGTTTTGGTCCCGTCGACTGGGTGAATAGGGCCATCTTGAAATTGCATGGAGCAGAACTCAAAGTTGTTGGTTCGCTCTACATACATTTTGAGAGGATGACCCAGTCTGGCGTAAATGGCTTCAGCACCTGGAGAATAACCCTCGACGGAGTCATCTCCCATGGCAACTGCCCATTCCGCACCTGCAAGGAGAGCGACTAGGACTCTAATCCTTGAGTTTGTTGAACTGGTGTTGTAGCACCCAGAGAGTTGGACTCCATTGCCTTTAAGGACATAGAGTTCTCCATCTGGAAATGCGTACACGCTTCTGGAGACACAAATGAATCTGGCTCGAATGATACTGGCCGCTAAAGGGGAGAAGTTTCCAAGCTCGATTCGCATTTCTGCTTCGAGTTTGAGCTCCCATTCTTTGACGGACCAATCCCAACCTGTTACATCTGCTTCAGCAAAAGATTTTCCTTGACATTTGATCATGATTCGCTCGTAGAGAGCTTTCAGATCATCGTCGTTTGATAAGGACAAACCTGGTGCTGATGGGCAATTATTCCATTGTTGGATCTCAGTCTTGTTTTGCTCGGAGCACAAAATGCGCTCGACGAGTTGATCGACTATGGAGATCGCGAAGATTAATCGCCATCGTTTGGAACTGACCTTACGCAGTGAATGAGGTTCTCTCTTAATGAATACTCTAACAGGGTCACAATATCCTTTCTGAACCAACTCTTGTGGAGTGGCTTCGGATAGTTCTTCTGGAGTGGCTTCGGAGAGAAGCTGGAGTCTTTCGTAGACTGCCTCTGCGATGAGGTCAATGTTGTTTGGTAGAATGTCTGCGTTGTTGTTACCGAGAGAAGAGTAGGGTATTCCTGGCTTTGAGGTATGGGGTACTTCTCTAGCCGCAAACCATTTGGTTCGCTTCTCTATGATGTCTCGGTTGACTTTCACCCCTTCTAGGCCTTGTGGGCAGGTTGAGCGGGGGTAGGCGGAGAGGATTTCTTTTGTGATCTCCTCGATCTCCGTTTTCGTCGGTTGTTCTTCTTGGACCCTCCTTGCGGCTTGTCCGTAGAAGGAGTCTTTGATGGCGCTGATGTCTCGTTTGGGGTTGACCCAATTGTCGAGACCTGGGATGGCTCGTTTCTCTTGGTGAGTAGTTTCTTTGACCGGAGTTTCCCTCCCTTGGCTAAAGTGGACTGTTGAGCTCCCAACGCGGATGACTTGGCAGACACAAACTGCTCCTGATTCACAGGAGCATCTCCTTTCCCATTCATAACCACCCATCGCGTAGACTTCGGCAAGGGTTGAACCTTGCGGGGGACGATATTCAAGGCTTTCAGGCTCGGGAGCTGCTTGATGGCTCTCGGCCGGAAATCCTGAACCTCGGATGTCGGGCTGGAGGTGGAAACCTCCTGCTGGGGGTGGTACATGCTGAATTGCGAGTCGGTGATATCGAGCTCTTCTCCGTACAGTCTGTTGACGTACTCGTCGGAGGTTTCTTTCTCTCGGAAAGAATGCTCGTTGTCCCGGAATTCTCGCCAAGCTGCTTTGTTGCCTGATCGATGGTAAAGGTATTGATCATAATCCTCTCGATCTACTGGTTCGTAGTCTGGATCATCATAATCATCCCATCGTTCGATTCCTTTCTCGTCCTCATAACTGACTCCATAACCATAATCGGGCTCCTCCTCAATCCAATAGGATTCTTGAGGGGGTGCTGTCTCGAGTTTGTTGTTTCGGAGCAGAAAAGTGAGGGCAGTTCCCACGTTGCGTGGTTGCTGCTGCGTGTTGTAGCCATGGTATCCGGTGTGGATTCCAATGACTTTTCCGTCGTGAATGATGGGGGATCCGCTAGCACCAGACTTCGTTGAAGCTGTGTGCAGGAATCGGAATAATCCGGCTTTGCCTGAGATCTCCCCCAGAGCTTTATCCCACTTACCATCTTCCGAGTTCGGTGTGAACACGTGGATAGCTGAGTGTGCTGAGGGGAATTTCCTGGCGATTTTAAGAACCGAGATTCCCATGGTGGTCCAGGCGACATCATCTATTTTCAATCCTGCCATGTCGAAAGACTTGGGGCTGGAGAATAAGACAATGTCTACTTTCTTGTTGTTGACGGTGATGGGGTAGTCTTTGCCAGACTTCGAGCGGATGAAAAGGGGTTTTCCTTCCGCGAGTAACTGTTGCAAGACATGGGCTGCGGTGATGCCAACAGAACTGCCTTCGAAAGCGATTCTGGTAATGACACCATAACAGTGTCCTTTCAGAACCAAACTTCCTTCAGCGTTGTGGAGGATACCAATGCCCTTAGGCCATCTATGTTTACGCATGCTTGAGCCTGGAATTGAAGCTTCCTGTCTGGGTTGAGCAACGGGGTCCTTCAAAAGAGAAGAGTCCACTAAGTTGTTGAGTTTCCACGTTCTCCTGTGTTTGGAGGATAGTGGTGCATGTTGAGTCGAAATAAGGGACTCTGAAACTTTCACTGGGAAGTGATGCATGGCAACTAAGGGTTGTGTGCTGGATTCCTGACGGGGTTCATGGGGAAGTGTTCTATTGAGAAGAGGCTTAAGTCCCTCTTTCTGGAGGGTTAAAGCCAAGTTCTTCATCACATAGGAGTCTTCTAGGTGTATCACATATTGTTGTCCTTGAAGGGCAATGTTACATGCTAAACCGAGACCTCTTCCTTTCACGATGGTATACACCTCTCCTGCATGGAGAGACGTAATACCAACATCTTTGGCGGCGGCTTGGTACTGTGCTGCTAGTTTGTCAGCTGCGGACTGGTTTTCACATTTGGAATCGGAAATGATTCCACGGAAATATGTCACGAGCGATACGCTAAATGCACAGATCAAAATACATATGATCAAATTAATGTTAGACTGATTCAGGAAATACCATGCTGAATGCACGGTTTCCTTGCTAATTTGAAACGCTCTGTCTAGAATTTCTTCAATCAATGTTTGGGTTGGGATGTCCG